GATTAACATCAATGCCAACCTCATCAAGAGCTTAGCTGCTTCACGTTGCCTGTCTGCAAGAACTCGTTTAAGAGTATCTTTGCTTAAAGATTGGTCGTAAATTTGTTGCATAAAGGTTCTTTCAAGCATTTGATTTACACGACCGCCTACAGATGCAGTAACGTCATCAAGAGCTTGGGTAATTAATTTTTTACTTAATACTGCAGCATCTCCAGTAAGATTCTTTTGAACATCTGGTTTTTTTAAGTTATCAATAAAGTTTTCAGTCTTAGAGCCAAACTTTTTAGTAACAGAAGCCAATGTACCAACTGAATCAGGATGCTGGTCAATAAATGATGCAATATCCTCGACACGATTTAATGATTTATAAGCTCCATTTGCTTGCTTTCTTTCTAAAGAATCCATACCAATTAAATCTTCAGGATTTGTATTAAATTCTTCTGCAATTTTTCTAACTGCAGGGCCTAATTTTTTTACGTCTTTAGAATATTCTCCATCATCTCTTCCTGATGCTGTTTTCTTATTAATAGTAAGAGCTAAATTGGTTTCAAGAAGTTTTTTATAATTAGCATCTTCTTCTTGTTTTGTAATCTTTTGACGTTCATCTTGAGACATTTTGCTCAAAATTAATTTTTTAACATCAGGAGCCCATGTTTCAGGCAACCATGCTGGTTTAGGAATGCCAGTGCGCTCTGTAGCATCTTTAACACGTTGCATATATTCTGCTTGGCTATTTGCTCCATAAGCAGATGCAAGTCCATCGTCTACTGCTTTTTGATATTTTTCAAATCCAGACGTTTTTGTTGTTAAAGATTTATCAAGCAAACGTCTACCTTCTGCTCCAGCTTTAATGGCTAAGTCCCCTTCATCCATTGCTTCATAAAGTTTTGCTTTCTTTAATAATCTTTGACCTTCCGCTTGCTCTTGTTGAGATTGCATTAAACCTTGTTGAAAAATACCTGAAGCAGTAGGATTACCATCAGGTGTTTCTAATTGTGTTCCTGGTGGCAACATACTTTTAGCCATACTAGCCAATGGTGCCCCAGCCTGTGCTTCCATAGGTTGGGCTCCTGCAGGTTTAGCTTGAGATGCTAAATCAGCTTGAGCATCTTTCATAGTTTGTTGTTTAATGTCTAGCTTTTGTTGCTCAAGGTCATACTTTTGAGCTTCCATTCCTCCTTGGCGATAAGCGCCGTAAGGGTCAAAGCTAGTAGCTAGAGTATATAATTCTGTGCCTAATCCTGCTGCCATAATATGTCCTTAACTTACAGAAGGTGATGATTGGTTATATTGGGAGTACAAAGTCTGTAATGGATTTAGAACTTGTCCCAATCCACCAGCAATTCCTTGAGCACCACCCAATGTTCCACCTAATTGACCAGACAACAATCCAGCTTGTGATGTAGCACCAGTAGCAGGAGATTGATTAGCTCCTGACAATGTAGCTAAATTTTGTAATTGTTGTTGGTAAGTTTGTCCAGCTAGTTGCTGACCATATTGTTGGCCTTGAATTAGAGCGCCACCTGAAACTAATCTACCTTGTGCAGCTTGTTGAGCTTGCAAACCTTGTAGACCTTGAGAAAGGTTAAATTGATAACCAGGAGTCTGAGTAACGGATTGTGGATTCATTAACAAGTTCTGCAATTGGGCTGCAGCTTGTCCACGGTATTGTGCGTATGGGTCAGCTTGTAATTGACCGACTTTCTTACCAGTAGTAAGTGCATTAATGCCACCAGCAACTTTACCAATACCGCCAATAATGTCTGCACCTGTTTTAGCGTACCCAAGAGCTTGTGATAATCCACTTGCTTGAGCACCTGCACCTGTAGCAGCTTGTATCTCTTCTGGAGTAGCTCCTGACAAATAAGATAACATTCCAATTGGGTCAGAAGATTTTTGTGCTGCAGCAAGCATTTCAGGAGTAATTTGAGAGCCCCCAACACCACCAGCAACTCCAGCAGCTTGTCCTAATCCAGCCCACCCTGCAGAAGCAGAACCTGAAACAGCAGCTAAGTCAGCAGCAGTAGCGGCAGCAGGTAGTCCTAAACCTTCAGCAGTAATTGCACCAGCTTGAATAGCCTCGGCAGCAGAAGAATATCCTAATCCTGCGGCAGTGGCATCAGCAGCAGCAACAGCTTCAGCATCTAATGCAAGAGAAGCACCACCACTAAATGGAGCAGCAGCAAGCGCAGCAAGTCCAGTCCATCCGCCAGGCCCAAGGGCTTTATCAACAGAAGCTAAACCAGAACCAATATCAGAGCCAATATTGGAAACAAAATTGCCTACACTACTTCCAAAGTCTGAAAGCCCTTGACCAACGCTACTTACAAAATCACTCATGTCTTATCCTAGAGTAGTTTGGTATATAATTTTTCATAAAATCTATACCCTAAATATTCGAACAATTTGGAATTGTCTAGATACACTTTGGTACCATAGACTATCCTATCTATTTTTTTCTCTCTCATCGCTTGTTCTGCGTATTGAAACAATTTTATCCCAATTCTGCCTTTTCTATAAGGTTTCTTAAGATAATAAATGTCTTCATGCGCTACTACACAAGACTTGTAATGCAAATGACGGCTAATAAAAAATATAATATAACCAATTAGTTCCAAGTCTTTTCTAGCCGTAATAATGGAAATACGACCATTTTTATCCAAAAGGTCATAGGTTTCATAATCCATTTCCAAAGGAAATTCCTTGCTAACCGCCAATTCCTCATAGTGTTCTGGATAAATGGCTTTAAGCTCATCTATACACTTAGAATAGGCTTCTTCTTGGTAAGTTATCACGTATCCCCCGATTCCACGTCAACTTCAAAATATTCAAGTCTCAAGGGTACATTATCTTGGTGAAGTAAGTCAAACGCTCTTCTACGGCCCTGCCCTAATCTATGGACTTCGGATTTAGAGGTATTGAGGTTAACGTTCTGCCACGCAGAAAAGGTTTGGTAGTCATCACTGGTATAGCGTAACAGGGCATAAGAATCAACCTTATCACCTACAACTTGGACGCTTCTCCAAAACTTACGTAAATTAGTGCCACCATCTACTAATGGAGTACGAGCTAATACCGCAATTGGATTACCATCGTCTTGATAGGTATTTGGGTCAAACTCATAGACTTTACCGTTAGTCTCATGCTGAAGTAAATCCATATTTTGGTATTTGGTGTAATACTGACCTTTAAAGTACCCTTCTACGTTGTTTTCAGTAGAAGTCCAATATGTCCAACCATTTTGAGCAAAGTCATATACTAGGGTATACCCTAAGTCTCTAAGGGTTAATACGTATAGGGAATGTCCTGAAGTTTTAATGCTAAACGCATAAGCAGAGTCAGGGTTACAGTTATTGAGAATCCTCTCTATATACTGGTTAGAAATAACCTGAGGGGATTGTCCTGACATAGCCATTATTTGGAAACCTTTTTGGTAACTTGTAGACATCCAAATAAGGGTATTGTCCATTTGCACTACTGAAGCCTTTGCCGAAATACCAAATTTGATTACAGAGTTTTGGTATGGTAAAAATGGACTACCAGGAGAGCTTCCTGCGTCATAAAAGAATTCAATATGGAATGAACCAAATGTAACAATATAGTTAATTGTCCTACCAATAGCCAGTAATGGGTCGGCAGAAGACACTACACCAATGTAGTTAATTGCTTGCCAAGTTGTAGGGTCTTCTACGTTAGAGTTATAAAGTAAACCTTCAGGAGTCCCAACAACATAATAGCCATCCACAAACACCGCACCTGGTACAGTAGCAGCAGGATAAGAGGTAGTAAAGGTAAGAGTAGAGGTTGCAGAAGAGGCAGCATTTTGACTTAACGTTAACGATGTTCCAAATATGTTTAACACATAGGTACCAGCAGGTATTCCCGTACCAGTAACAATTTGACCAATCTGAATTGCTGGATTAGTTGCAAATAATGTTACCGCAGGTGTACCTGATACCGTAGTACCACTTTCGGTTGTAATGGTGCCTTGTAAATCTAAAATGGTGCTTGTTGCAATGGTATAGACATACCCATGATTGGCATTTTTAAAAAAGACTTGAGTTTGGTCTACCGAGTAGATGAAGTCGTATGACCCTGTGCCATCAACAGGGGTAGCATTAGCCACTCCATTGTCATAGAAGGTAGTTCCAATAATAGTAAGTAAGTGAGTACCAGCGGCAAAGATACCAAGTCCTTCTCCTGCAGTTAGAGTCTGATAGGTTTTGAGTCCTGGGCGTTTAACGGCTGCAATAGACTCTTTTTTCTCTACTTCAATAATCGCATTGCCTAGCTTTGAATCCTTGTTTAAAGTTCCATCACGACTACCAATGTTATGAGCGAGAGGTATACGGCTAATTGCCATTGAATGTCCTTAGTTACGGAATCTGAAATCTGGCGAAAAGGAAGTAGAAGCCTCTTCTTGGCTCCAATCAGTCATTACTTCTTCATACTTGGCGGCACGTTGAGCTAGTTCAGCACGTACTTGTGCAGGAACACCATACTCAAGGGCTAACTGGTCAGCCAAGCCAAACTTCAATGTATTGAACCATTCAGATGGAAACTGAGGGATTGAAGTAGGTGTTAGGATGTCTGAGATAGGTTGTTGTACCTGTAGGTGGATAGTCCATCCTGCTGCATTAGGGTTGTTAAATACATACAATACGCCATTACCTAGCTGTGGGTCGTAATAGACCTGATTAGGAGTGCCAGAAGAAGGTTTATAGCCCTGTTGCATATACTCTTGACGTGAGATGACCTGAAGGGTTGTATCGTTCCCCTGAGGGCTTCTAATGAACGCCATGACGACTCTTAAAGGACGGTCACAGATGACATCCCCTGTTGGGCCTAATGTGTAGGTATATTGACCTGCTACCATAGGTACTGGGAGGTCTTCTACTAACCATAATGGTAAACCCTTAGTCTGTAATTGTTTGATATACAGGTTTAGGGCTTCAGAGCAGTTCTGATAGTCCTGTGGGGTTGGGGTATCACCAGCACCAATTACCCCCAATACACGGAGTGCGCCATTGATTACGGAATCCCTAGATTGTTGGTAACTGGTTGTCATTTATTCTGCCTTTGGTGTCTCTTCAGTAATTAAAGCAAACTGTTGTTGTAGTTTTTGAAGCAAGGGATAAGCACCTGATTCAGTAGGTAATTGACCTACTACACGAAGGATAAATGCTGCTTCTTGGTCTTCTAGTGTAAATGTTTTCATATTTTCCTCTTAGCACTTATAAAGATTTAATGTTGGTTGCGTTGTTGAACTTGTTGGTTCTGTGCAAATCATTCTATCATCTGCAAAGTAAACTTCACGCAAAGTAAAAGTATTTCCAACAGCAGCATTAGGAACAACAAATTCTAAAGTTGTGTATGAGGCATTAAAAGCATCATAGTTAAATTGAGCATAAGTAACATAAGAACCTGGAAAAGCATTAGCTGCTGGCATTGTGCCTAAAGTTTGAGTAGGGGCTACTTGTCCTGAACCATTACTTACATAAACATTAACAGGAACATTTGATGTATATACAACAACTAAATAATTTTTATTGTTATATTGACGATTTGTTTCTGCTAAATTTGTTAATGAAGCGTATAAAGATGCTTGTGGAGATGCTCCTGTAAGTGTAGCAACTGTAAAACCATGCTGATTAAGCTCTAAAGATGTTGGGTTTATTGGGGTAACAGTGCAATTAGTATTTGCTATTGTATAGTTACGACCATATCGTGAAGCAAATACTACTTGAGATGGCCCATATTGCAAAGGGTCACCAGTAAAGAAAGTGTTACCAGCATAGTTTGTAATTAAATTTGTATTTGTAAAATAGATTTTACCGCTAGTCGCTGGAGAACCTGATACTGGAGCATAGATTAAACCGCTTAAATCTAAATTGCCTTCTGATTCAATACGAGCATTTTCAACTCCAACAAGTGCTCCTGTAGTTAAAACAAACCCTACAGAAGAACTTGTTTTTCCATACTTAACAAGACCGCCTTTAATTAATACCAATCCTGCCACAACAGTAAATACTGCTGATTGCACTCCTTCGCCAATGTAGCAAGTATCAAAAGTAACACTAGAAGGTCCTGAATTTATATATACAGCACCTCCTCCAGAATTACCATATTCAATATCACAATCAGTAAATAACATTGCTTCGTTACCATCTCCTAAAGCAGCATTATTAATAACCACCCCAAAAGTAGTAAAACTAACAATTGAACATTTATCAAACTTAGATGCGTGACATGAACCAACAATATTAATACCAGTTACTGTAGCTGCGATTCTGCAATATTGATAATAACCAATATAAGCGCTTGTAGCAGTAATGCCATATTGCACGTTTTGAATTACTAAATGTTCAATTTTAAAACTATGTCTATATTGAATAGTTATACCAGTAGTGGTTGTGCTATTTCCATCTAATGTAAGATTAGAAATTAAAAAAGGAGCCGTTACTGTATCTGCCGATTCAACCGCATTAATTAAATTTGTTAATGTACCGTTTGCTTTAATATTTGTTGAATATTGCCCAGCACCTATTAAACTAACTTTTAAACCTACAATACTTAATGGCGAGCTAATAATAAAAGTACCTACTGGAAAATAAACAATTCCTGTAGTAGTAGCTGCTGCATTAATAGCATTTTGAATAGCCGTTGTAGAGTCTGCTATTCCAGTAGGGTCAGCACCAAAATCAATAACAGATAATGATTCAGCTAATTTTACATTAATAGGAATATTAACTGCGCCTGTTGGTGTCGAACCACCATTTTTAAAATCAAATTTTAGAATAAGTGTTGTCATAATTTAACCTTATGAGTGAGATGCGACATAAGCATCAAATTTATCGTTTAATTCTTGAACTGCTTTAACTAAAGCAGCAATAATTGGTCTATCTTGCAATCCAATAAAACTATTTTCTTCATAATATGCTTGTGGAATAAATTTTTTAACTTCTTGAGCAATAAATCCTAATTGTTTATCAGTTGTTTCATCATCTTCAAGCATCCTAAACAATGTTGGCTTTAAATTTAAAATTTCTTTTAATCCAATATTTGATTGTTCAAAATCTTTTTTTCTATTAACATCAGATAAAGGAGTATAAACACCTGAATTATTAATAGTGGCTACTGTAGAATTTGAAATTGTGCTAAAAAAATTCCAATTTCCATATTCGCAGAAATACATTGTATTTCCACCACTGCCACTAGAATAAATAGAATGATTGTTATCGTTTCCAGCCAAATATAATCTGTAAGATGAACCTGCGCTATTATTTGCAATAGCTAGTCCTGTGGATGATTGAATATTACAATTATTTAAATAAGAAGATGTTAAACCAACTAACATATTTCCACTCGAATCAATACGAGCTTTTTCGGTCATTGATGATGCTGTTTGAGTGCTAAATGTTAAACCACCATTTGCTGAATCATTGTTGAATGAATATATAAATCCCATTGGATTAAAACCATTTCCAAGGTTTCCTATAGCCATTCCTCCACCAGATAACTGTAATTTAGTATTTGAGAAAAAATTACTTGCTACACCAACTATTAATCTTCCTGATGCATCAAAACTGCCAACAAAAGTAGTGTTAGTAGAAAACCCTAAAACATTTGAGGCTGGGTAATAAATACCATTTGTCGGAACAGATGAACTTCCAGGAACAAAATTACCAGCATTTAATGATGTTCCGTTGTATGTTAGTGTAGAGCTAAAACTAAATGCACTTGTTCCATTTCCATAAGGAATATAGCCAGCAGTAAGGCTTGTTAATCCTGTTCCACCATAAGCAACACCAACCGCATTACCAAGCCAAGATACTGAGCCTGAAATACTACTAGAACTATTAAAGTTTAAAGTTGCATTACCCCAAGATACTGTGCTAGGAATATAAGAATGTACATCCCAAGTTCCGTTTGAAGTGCTATTGGTTAATAGAACAAGATGAGCAGCACCACCAGCTTGTAATGCTAATAATGATGTGCTTCCGTCATGAGCATTAATTTGAACGGAAGAATAAGTAATATTGTTGTTAAAGTAATATGTATCACCAACCGTTAAAGTCGTGGCATCAGGCATATTAAAGGTTTGTGATGTAACAGAACCTGTAACAATTTGATATTGTGCAGATGCAACAGTTAAGTTAATTGGTGTAGAAGAAGCAACAGTAGTTGTTGTATTTGGAATAAAGTTATTCGCAAAGACGTTTTGGTTGCTATCTCTTAAAACGACAGAATTAGCACCACTTGAAGCCGTTACACCAGTACCGCCATAAGCAACTCCTACAGTAGCACCATTCCAAGTAGCTGTTGTAATTACGCCTGTTGAAGATAATTGCATCAACTTAGTATTAGCTATACCAGCGTTATACCATTGAAAACCATCTCCAGCAAAAGCACTAAAACGACCAAATCCAGTCGCATAATCCATTACTAGACCATCGCTAGGAGCAGTGGCAGTAAATGTACCTGTGGTTGCTAAACCAGCAGAAGAGGTTAATTGACCGCTAATAGCTTGGTCAGCATTAAATGTATTGGTCTCGTCTAGCTTTGGAAAGTCATTAAGACTTGCACGAACAAGACGTAAAGATACTACTGCACCTGCAGCAAAAGCTGTGGCAGATGTTCCGTCTTGTGCTCTAGTAATGGCAAATGTAGTTCCTGATACTGAAGTTACTTTAACAATTTCAATAGTTGTTTGTGTGGCAGCATCAGCTAATGTGCAATAAAAGTATTGAACTCCAGTAGGAGATGGAAAGCCTGTCGCAGATGTAACACTCATAGACGTAGCTCCAGCACTTAAACTAGAAGCTAACGTAGTGTTAGCATTGTTTGCGAAGAGCATATTAGCCATATATATTTTCTACAAAAATAAATTCAACTACATCTCCAACATTTAATCCAGAATTAAATGTAACTACTGATGTAGATGTTTCTGCATAATTTAGATTATTAATTTGTTTACTTCCGTTAACATAAACAGATAAAGAATTTACTCCAACTATGTAAGAAAAAGAACTAATAGTAAATATTGTTTGTCCTTGCGTTGCTGTTTGATATTCTTCAAAAATGGTTACTGTATCTTTACTTGAAACAATATAATTTAAACCAGCAGCAGTGATACGCAACTGTACATTATCACCACTATTCCAATACAGTGGAGATGTACCTTCCTGTCCACGTTCAATAGTGAAAATATCACCGTTACGTGCAGTACATTTTACAATTTCAATAATTGGGCCGCTTAAACTGATTAAAGTAACATAAAAATAATCTCCACCAGTTGGGTTTGGAAATAATCCTCCAGCATTTGCAGATACCTGCATTGTTGTTGCTGTATTGGTTATTCCAAAAGCTAAATAGGTGGCTGCGTTATTGGTATATAAAGGACGGCCCATATATTATCCTAATCTAATGTATATGTATCGTTGACAGTAAATCCATCAACCAATTCAATTGTTGATTGTACAATGCTGTATTCGTCTGGAGCCTGTGGTCTAGAAACTGGTACAGACATATTGTCTCGTACACCCTTTACATAGTCTTGAGGCTGGCGAATCTCCCAGTCGTAGCTACAAACGTACAGCCCATCCCAACGTAACTTTAATTGCGAAAACTTATATTTGTGACCACAAGCATCACATATACCGTTGTAATCGCCATTACGTAAGAAATCTGCGTGACCCATTTATATCTCCGTTGGGGAATAAACTGGGATGTCACCAATACAGGTGTAAACGTTACCCTGGTTAGTACCACAAGTCATAATCAATCGGTAAGTATTATCAGCGACACCGCCAATAACCCTTTGAGATGCCTTGCCTAATGTAAATACGGGTGTTCCTGAAAGGATGGCAGATGGGTTTGTATCTGTACCTTGTGCTGTAATAGCAGTGCAATTAGCCGAGGTTAAGGTCTCGGATGGTTGCAAAACAGGGTTAAAATCAAAGCTAAAGACCTCTGATTCTGTAGTTAATTTATACGAAAACTGGCTCATTTTGAGACCTTTTTATTACTTGTGTTTGCAAGGACAGTTCGTTGCTTGTAAAGGTCAACTAACCTGTCTTTAAATTGTACTACGCTTAAACGCTCTTTATAAAGCTCTGTTACCCTGTCTCTAAAGTCTACTGTAAACGTATACCTTACTACGGCACCTAGCCTGTTGAAATACGCAGCGACTAATGTCACTATTGTAGCCGAAACTAGGGTGAAAGTTCTATACATTTGCTTAGTAAATGTGATAGTTGTTTGGGAAACTACAAAAAATAGCTTAATCGGCAGCTTTGAGAAAAACACCGTATTACCAACCCCTAAAGCCAATAATTTGTGAATAATTAACCCACGTATTAGGGTAATTACTGATGTCGATAAATAAGATATTAGTTTATTTAAAAATCGACCAATACTAATGGTTGTAGTACTTAGGTAAGATAAAGTCCTAAAATAGCCAAAATTTATACTAGATACGCTAGTAGATAGGTAGCTTAACCCCTTGGTTATGCTTTTAAATAGCTTGCTATTATTGGTTACGGTATATGACAAACTAACCAAGTGCATTGCCATACTTGTCAAAACGACAATCGTATGCTCAATATAAGTGGTCATAAACTTGTTTATGAACCTTGGAATGCTAATAGTAGTGGTTACCGCATAGGCTAATAGCTTACGGTAATAGTTTCCAATAGTGGAAAAACTACTAGATAAGACGCTTAATGTTGTTTCTAACATTTTAAATAAAGCGGCAGAAGAGGTTGAGTTATATGACAATGTCCTAAAGAAACTCACTAAACGAGCCATAGAGGTCGAACTAGTAACTAGGTAGCTTATGACCTTATATATAGGCTTTAAAAGCGTTACAGAGCTTGTAGACAGGTATGAAAGGGTTTTTGAAATGCTTTTTACTATTGTTACTGTCTCGGTTACTGCATAAGAGATAGTTGTAGCTATAGCCCTGCCAATAGTTACTGTAGAAGTACTTAAATAGGCAATCAACTTACCAATAGACCTAGATATAGTTACTGAGCTTGTAGACAGGACGCTTAGAATCCTAGCTAGTTGCTTTGTAATGGTTGCTGTAGAGGTAGATAGGTAGGTTATGTTCTTTAAAATAGACTTAACAATAGTTACTGCACTTGTAGATAGGTAACTGATGGTCTTTGTAAGGCTTTTAATTATGCTGACTGTAGAAGTAACAGCATAGGTAATAACCTTAGATAGGCTTAGTAATCCATTCATTGTTGCCGTGTTGACAACGGTGACTGACAACAAAGCTAGGTGAAATGCTGATTCTGTTAATACAATTACCGACATTTCGGTAATACTACTCATTAACTTTTTAATTGCCCTGCCAATGGTAATGGAGGTTGTAGATAAGTAATTTAGAG